GTTTGATTCGACTCTAAAGTCAGAATCATTAGAGCCTTCATTAAATATAGCACCAAAATCAAACGACGCAAATACTCCAACCTCAAATGGCTGAGAGGCCGCAGCTTTACCAATACCAACCCTATTATTACCACCATCGATAAACAACATATCAGCGTTGTCGTTTGATTCAACTCTAAAGTCTAGGTCAATGCTACCATCATTAAAAACTGTTTCTGTTGGTAAAATTTCTAGTCTTGCTCTTAAAGTACCTCCAACCATAGAATTTAAAGCAATTCTTCCATCTTCTGTTCCGTCACTAGCATCTTGTATTTGATTAATAATTTCTGAATAAATTACATCTTGACTGTTATCATTTCTACCTTCAAATTGTATTTTACCTAACTGGTCACTGTCTGCTGGAGAACCACTATTTCTATATAATCTAAGATTAGGTGCAACATTAGCATCTGCATCTGTAGAGATAAGTGAGAGGGTGTCGGTGTTATCGGCTGTGGTAAACGTAGCCGTAGTGTTAACCCTGAAACTTCCACTCCCACTGTTTCTAGTGACATCATAGTGACCCCCAGACCCTATAAAGGTGCGCCACTGCTCGTTTCCTGCTCCGCGCTCCAGAACAAGCCCTTTGTCCACCGCGTAAGCTTTGACATCATCACCAAACGTAGCCGCACCGTCTACTTGCAACGTACTCGCCATATCCACAGCGCCATCAATGTCCACGACATCAAGGTTTGTAGTTCCTGCAACATCTATAGCGCCCGACACATCTAATGTGGCCGCGTCAAGTTCTCCAGTAATAGTTAAGTTCCGTATGCCTGTATAGTCTTTGTTACTATCTAGGATTACTGCCTTAGAAGCTACTGCTGTGCCTACGGCTGTTGAACCAATGTCAAGAGCATTTAGTTCGCCTACTACTGCTGTGATACCATCTAGTGCGTTTAGCTCTTCGGGCGTTGAAGTAATTTGTGTATTACTTGCTACAGCTAATACAGGAACTGTACCTGAGACATTCGGCAATGTAATAGTCCGATCTGCTGTAGCGTCTACAGAGGTTAGAGTTGTTTCGTGTGCATCGGCTGTAGAGCCTTCAAAGATTACAGCGTTGTTAGAATCCATAGTCACACTGTTAACTGTAGTAAATGTCCCGCTTACTGAAACATTAGGAACAGTTAGTGTGCTTGTGCTTGGGTTATAGTATAAGTCTCCATCAGACTCTAAGCCTAAGTTACCACCGTCTAAGTCGCCACCCGCTGTAAAGATAATAGCATTGTTTTCGTTTGTGTTTTCGTTGTCAGTAATTGTAACGGTTGTAGCTACAGCCGATGTGCCTGAGTAGCCCGAAGAAGTAATTGTTCCTAGTGAGCTACCTGCGTCTGCGAAAGTAACTGTGCCGCCATCAGCATCCAGAGTTATGTTACCTGCAACGTCTAGTGTTAAAGCACCGCTTGAATCTATTTCAGTACCGTCTATTGTAATGTTGTCTACTTTTACACCTGCATTAGCGGTTACAATACCTGCAACAGCAAGCGTAGAAGCCATATCTACAGCACCGTCAATATCTACAACATCTAAATTAGTAGTTCCGTCTACATCAATGTCACCAGAAATATCTAAAGAAGAAGCAGTCAAGACACCTGTAACGCCAAGAGTACCTGCAATAGTTGCATTTACATCTACATCCAGTGTATCTATGTGTGCTGTACCGTCTAGGTAAAGATCACGCCATTCCTGCGAAGAGCTTCCAAGGTCAAATGCACTGTCAGTGTTAGGGATAATATTACTGTTTACATCAGCACCGAATACAACATTGTCACTTGCCGCGTCACCTAGAGTCAGTGTACCGCCATTGAGTGTTGTAGTACCAGTAACTACAAGCGTTCCACCTACAGTTGTATTGCCTGTTACAGCTAGTGTTCCTGCAACGGTTGCGTTAGCGTCTACGTCTAAGGTGTCTACGTGGATTGTTCCATCAAAGTAGCCGTCCTTAAACTCTAAAGAACTTGTACCCAAGTCAATGTCACTATCAGTAACAGGTACAATTGCACCGTCTTGGATGCGAATCTGTTCGACTGCTGAACCACTAACCTGTACAAAAACACCCCAACGGTTGTTAGTGCTATCAACTACAATCTTATTAAGAAAGTCTTGATCACCAATTGTATGTATGTTACCACCTTCAGCCGAACCACCATCATGTTGGTGTCCAGTAGTTCCAGTAGTAGTATACGCAAACGCAGATACAAGTTTATTGTATTCGTCATTAAAGAGTGCGGCGGTAATTGTATCGCCATCGGTAAGTGTGCTTTGTCGTGTATAACTTGTTCCTGCCATTCTGGTTATCTCCTGCCTGATGGAACGTAATCAACGTATAAGCCGTTAATTGCGTAGGGTGCGTTTTGGTCATCACTGGTAATTCTAAAGTTTGCTACGTGTCCACTACCTTCTACTGCTTGTCTAAACATTGGATCTTTACTTCCACCGAATGTGGCCGCCGCAAATACTGCTGATCCGAAAGACGAAGGAATTGGAATACCCGCTACTGGATAAGGAGCAGGTTGCGGAATGTCTAAAGATTCGTAGTCATACCGAAGTCTTAAAAACGGTAGTATCTCTCCTTCAGGAGAAACAGATATTTTTACATAGTACAAAGTCTTTCTAGTTCCAATGTCTCCAAAATCATAATTGGGTGTGCTATATTTTGCGCTGATATTAAACGCTACGCCGCCATCAGAAAAAGAGTTGCCTGTATCGTGGTTATATACGTATCCTTTATTGTCACCGTGATATGTTTTTTCTACACCAGACTTATCAAAACCTGCTGTAATGCCTGTTGCTTGTATTCCTTTTGTTTCAGCCCATTCAAAACCATTAGGTGTTAAAGTTCCAATAATTCCAAGAGCAGTAGATGAGCTACCGCCCACCTGACTAAAAAATAACCTGTACTGTGACTTACTGCGAAGTACTGTACTTGAAAGCGTAAAAGTGTTTACAGACTTTGCAAGTGTAGATATTACAGATTGTATCTGTCGGCTAACTGATCCTAATTCAACGTCACCAATACGCGCTGTACCCGCTACAGAACGAATACCGTCTGGGCTAAGGAATACTAAGTCACCGCCAATTTCTTGAATGCTGTGAGAGCTAAGACAGCCCACGTTCTGTGTAACAGGAATAATTGCAATAGATCCTGAATCATTAATGTTTACAAGCTTATGTATACTGTTTCTACAGAAGATCATTAGATCGTCACGGAAACTTTTAATACCTACTACTTGATCTGGAAGTAATGCGGCACCTGCTCCAGAGCCTGAGAAACTACTCGGGTCTAAAAGGGAACTATAAAAGATTGTGTTTTTTGCGCTTGGCGCTCCTGCAACAACCAAGTGGCTGTCGTGGATAACACAAACTGTAGGTGCTGTTGTTCCGTCTACGGTAATCTCTTCTGCAAAAAATGTGCGAGAAGTTAAGCCACCTGTTCCTGACATGCTAAATATGAAAGGCTTATTAACTCCGTCAGTAATTATTATCTGCCCGTAGTCTGTGTTACCTTCAAAGATTGTAAAGGTTACTTGAGCTTGTCCAGATCTAGCGTCTGCGCTACGCCCGCTAAAAGTTGAGTAATTATCTCCACCGCTTGCTACGCTTGCTTTGTTAATTTCTAACCAACTTCCTCCATCAACACTAAAGAAAATTCCTGTGTTGCTACAAACAATTACACCGTCTGCGTAAACATTAAGACCAAGGATAGTAGCGCCACCGTTAGGCCGCGCAGAGCCGAAAGCTGTGTAGCCGTTTACGCGCCTGTACCCGCCGTCAGGGTTTACTTCAAAGTTTAATAACTCTGTAGCAACTCCGGGCTGAGCAAGCATCTCAAGCTGATTTAGGTTAGTATTTAACCCACCCCTGCAAGAGATACCAAAGGGTTGTGAAGCGGCCATTAAACGAACCTCATCCGATCATCTTTAATATAAGAAGGCGAAGGCTCAATAAGGTTAGAACGCATACTGCGTAATCCTTTTTTGTAATCGTCTAATGCGAATGATGCCGCTTGTGGATTGTCTTTAAACTGCCAGATATAATATCTAGCTCTAGCTTGGAGAACACCAGTATATAAATCTGGGAATACTACAACGTCTCCGTGTGCTGATAATTTTGTAGGGAGGTTCCACGCATAAAACCAAACGCGATAGACCTTATCGGGGATAGGGCTGAGTCCAAACTTCCGTGAGTCTGGGCTTCTGAT